ATCAGATGTAACAGTAGCAGGTGCATTTAATGATAAGAATTATTATGCTACAAACAATAACGGTTAAGGAATATTAATGCAAATACCTTTTGGCGAATGGCTACCAGATCAACCAGCATATTTAAATCCTGGTGCAACGGTTGCTAACAATGTTTATTTTGCAGCATCATCTTATAAAAGATTTCCTTCATTAGTTCCTTACTCAACTAACAACATAGGTAAAGATAGTAGAGGTGCAGGATCTTTTAGAGATAATTCTAATACTGTATTTAACTTTGTTGCAACTAATACAGATTTATATGAATTAGATGGTGGAACTTTTACTTCAAGAAAATCTAGTTTAACTGGAGATAATACAGATTATTGGACATTTACTCAATTCGGTAATTATGTCATAGCAAGTAATGGTGTAGATGTACCTCAATATTATTTAATGGGAACATCAACTAACTTTGCAGATTTATCTAGCATTGCAACATCAGGTACAGTTCCAAATTTTAAAGTATCAGGTGTGATTAGAGATTTTTTAGTTACAGGTAATATTCAAAATAATTCTAATAGAATACAATGGTCTGGTATTAATGATATTTCAACTTGGGAATTTGGATCTAAACAATCAGACTTCCAAGACCTTCCAGGTTCAGGTGGAGAAATTGTTCACATTACATCTGGAGAAATTTCTTATGTGTTTAGACAAAACCAAATAGTTCGTATGGACTATGTCGGTGGTGCAACAGTATTTAGACTTTCAGTTATCTCACCTAATAGAGGTGCAGTATATGGAAGAACAGTTTGTCAAGATAATCGTAGAGTATTCTTTTATGCTGATGATGGATTTTATGAATTAAATGGAGATCAAGTTAGTGCTATTGGTGCAGAAAAAGTTAATAGATTTTTTGATACAGATTTAAACAAAGCTTTCTCAGATAGAATTGTAGCTGCTGTTGATCCTTTTAATCAATTAGCTATGTGGTTATATCCTTCAGCTTCTAATACATCTAATACTACAGGTATTTGTGATAAAGTTATTATTTATAATTATGCTACTCAAAAATGGAGTACAGCAGATACTAATGCTAGTTCTATATTCTCACAATTCGTTGGTGCATATACTGTAGAATTAATGGATATTATATCAGAAAACTTAGATCAAATTAACATTGCATTAGATACTGACTTTTGGAATGGTGGTCAAAGATATTTAGGTGCTATAGATAATAATTATAAAGCTTCAATTTTCTCTGGAACTGAAAATATAGGAACTATAGAAACCAGAGAATTAGAGTTGTTTCCAAGCCATAGAAGTAGTATAACAAATGTTAGACCGATTGTGGATGCAACATCTACAGTAACTATTCAGAGCAAAGAACGATTAGCTGATACAGCTACCGAATCTGTTCCAGCTATAATGGTTGCAAGTGGAGATAATCCAGTAAGACAATCTGGTAGATATTTTAAAATTAAAGTTACTACTCCTGCTGGATCTGTATGGACTCATGCACAAGGAGTTGATTTAGTAGCTTCAAGAATAGGTTTGAGATGACGGAAAAAACTGATATAGATAACGTTAGATATAGTTTTGAAACACAAGAATTTTTTCAAAGACAAATTGAAGAAGCTATCAATACATTAATAAATGACAGAAACAAAGAAAGCGACAAAGCTTATTCTTGGTTCATAGGAGATTAAAATGGCAGGTATAAAAGATTATTCAACAACACAAGCAAATAACACTTCACTTAATGGTATAAGTACAGCAGAAGGAATGTTACCTTCTAACTTGAACAATGCCATTAGAGCCTTGATGAAGAATACTAGAGAATGGTTTAATGATTCTCAATGGGTTGAATATGGTGATGGTTCAGGTGCTTATGTATCAACTTATGTAAGTGGTACTTCTTTTAGAATTGATGGTGTTGATGTAACTTCAATTTACCATGAAGGCAGAAGAATTAAAATAACTGCTGCTACACCTGGTACAATTTATGGAACAATTAGTTCTTCAACTTTTTCTACAAACACTACAGTTAATGTAACTTGGGATAGTGGCTCATTATCAAATGAAGCAATCACTAATGTTTACATTGGTGCTTTATCAAAAACTAATTCATCTATTCCAGGTGAAGTTATTGGTACAATTCAATTAGCAGATGGAAGTGTTACAACTGTTAAGATTGCTGCTGATGCTGTCAATGGAAGTAAAATTGCAGATGACAGTATAGACTCAGAACATTATGTAGATGGATCTATTGATACACAACATATTGCAGACTCACAAATTACAAATGCTAAAATGGCAGATGATTCTATAGATTCTGCTCAATACATTGATGGTTCAATTGACACAGCACACATAGCTAATTCTCAAATCACTAATGCTAAGATGGCTGTAAACAGTATTGATTCAGATCAATATGTAGATGGATCAATTGACACAGCTCACATTGGAGATAGCCAAGTAACTACTGCTAAGATTGCAGACAATGCTATTACAACTGGAAAAATTTTAGATGGTACAATTCTTAATGCAGATATAAATGCTAGTGCAGCAATAGATGCTACAAAAATTGCAGATGGTTCTGTAACTTCAACTGAGTTTCAATATATTAATACTTTAAGTTCAAATGCTCAAACTCAGATTAATGGAAAATTAACTGCTTCAAATAATTTATCAGATGTAACGTCTGCTTCAACTTCAAGANCTAATNTAGGTCTTGGTACTATTTCAACTCAAGATGCAAGTAATGTTGCAGTAACAGGTGGTTCAGTTACAGGATTAGGTGAACCTTCTGNTAATTCTGATGCAGCTACTAAATCTTATGTAGATCAAGCNGTTGCNGGNNTNAGAACTAGANCTATTGCAGAAGCAGCTACAACTGGAAATATTGATTTAACTGCTGACCTTCAAAATGGAGATACTATTGATGGCGTAACATTAGTTACAGGGGACAGAGTATTAGTTAAAGACCAAACAGATGCTACAGCTAATGGATTATATATTGCAGTAGCTTCAGGTACAGCATCAAGAGATCCAGAGTATGATACAATTGCAGAATTATCTGGTAGCATGGTTGTTGTTAATCAAGGTTCTACAAATGATAATAAAATATTTTTATGTACTACTGATTCTGATGCAACTATAGGAGTAAGCAATATTACTTATACTGTAATTACACCTAGTAATGTTGGTACAGTAACTTCAGTAGGAGTAGCAGATAGTGGATCATCAGAATTTACAGTAGCAAATTCACCAATTACATCTTCAGGTACAATAACATTAGAAGTTAATGCTATTGATAATTCTAAGATTACAGGACTTGGAACTGCTGCTACATTAAATGTTGGAACTTCAGCTAACAATGTGGTACAATTAGATGGTACTGCAAAATTACCTGCTGTAGATGGTAGTCAATTAACAAACATAGATGCAGCTTCAGCTGGATTTGCAATCGCTATGGCAATAGCACTTTAAGGAGAAAAAATGGCACAAAACTTTAGAAGATACACAAGCAATGATGTAGGAACATCTGCTGCAACTTTATTTACAGCAGACAGTTATGATACTGTTGTAGGTATTTCAGTTTCAAACGTAACAGCATCTGCTGTAGTAGCATCAGTTTATATTAATGATGGTTCAAACGATATTTATTTAGTTAAAGATGCACCAATACCAAGTGGTTCATCATTACAAGTTTTAGATGGTGGAGCAAAGTTTGTTGTTCAATCTGGTGATGCTTTAAAAGTAATATCAGACACAGCTTCATCTTTAGACGTTTGGGTATCAACAGTTGACGCAATAAGTTCATAGGAGAAATAATAAATGGCATACATTGGAAACTATCCTGCCGAAACGCAAACAGTAGATTTAAAATGGCAACCAATTAAAACAGCTTCTTTTACAGCAGTTGCTGGTGAAGGTTATTGGATTAATACAACAAGTGGTGCAGTAACAGTTACATTACCTGCTTCAGCTAATGCTGGAGATACAATAGAATTTTCAGATTACTCAAGAACTTGGGGAACTAACGCAGTTACTCTAAACACTAACAGTTTAAATTTTCAAGGAAACACTTCGCCTAATCCAGAATATAATACATCTGGTCAATCAGTAAGAATAGTTTATTCAGGTGCAACACAAGGTTGGATTCCAACAGTTGATGATGATGTAACTTTAGAAACTCCACAAACTTATTCAGCAGACTTTTTAGTTGTTGCTGGTGGTGGCTCTGGTGGTCGTAGTACTCATGGAGGAGGTGCTGGAGCTGGAGGTTTTAGAACTTCAACACAGAGTTTAACTCCTGCAACAGTTTATACAATTACCGTTGGAGACGGAGGTGCTGCTAAAACTTCTGATGGTGCTGGTGTTAATGGTTCAAACAGTTCTATTTCTGGAAGTGGTATTACAACAATAACTTCTGCTGGTGGAGGTGGTGGTGCTAGTGCAAATATTGCTGCTGCACTTGCTGGTGGTTCTGGAGGTGGTGGTGGTGGTGATACTGGTGGTTCAGCTTATGGAGTTGGTGCTGCTGGTAACACTCCAAGTACATCTCCAAGTCAAGGTAATAATGG